CATTTGTTGATACTTACTTCTTTTAGATTGAGACATAGCATCTTGAGCATAAGCTAATACCTTAAACTCTCTGTCTTGCATACCGTTGACTACGATGTCAACAAATTTTGGTAGGATAGGTACAGGGGTCCAATCTAAATTTAGATAAGACAAATCTCCGTCTATAGCTAATTCATTTTTATACTTACCCGTTCCTTGCTCTCCTCTTGCGTATAATTTAAGTCTATGAAAGTCTCTCCATTGACTATAGTATCTGCAACTATTTCCATCTTTTTTGAACCACTCATATTGAATAGCTTGACCAATTTCTAAACCAAACTCGTCAGTAGCTTTTTCAGCATCTGATACAAATTGACTAGGAAACCCTGCAGATGATATGTTTATATTTACTTTTTTCATCTAATTATTTCACTATATTTGCCCTTGTTACTATACCTTGCAAAGTTAACTTTTATTTTTGAAAGTTTTTGTTCAGGTAAATAAAGGTGTTTTTGTGTAGCCATTATAGCTAAACCCGAACTTATAGAAGCATCAAACTTAGTTCTGTTACTAATATCAAACTTTGCCCAATCTTCTAAAGTTCTTGTAAACACCATATCTCCCATCTCCATATTGTCCTTCATTCCTATATGATTTTCAATATAAGATTCAATAGCAGAAGCGTGTGCTTGTTTAACATCTTCACTTGAATTAGGTATACCACCTAACTCTTTTTCAGTCTTAGAAAGTTTAGTATAAATCTTATCAGGTCTATTCATACAAAAACCTCTATATCCTCTGTTTTTAAAATGGTATAATAATCTAGGTTTGTTATTCTCTATTAATATTGGCATACCATAAAACACACAAGCCATAAGAACATCTTCAAAAAATAACTCAGCAGTTTGTGGTCTTGCTATATACTCTAAAAAAAATTCATTACTTGGTGCTTCATCCATATTAAATTTTGTCTTTCCGTGTAATGCACCATTAGAACCTCCACCTCCAACTACACCTGATATATCATAACTGTCACATCCGAATGCACCTATATGCTCATTACCCGGATGTTTGATTCCTCTTTTAATAGTTATTTTATTTTGCAATTGTTTGGCAGGTGTCCAAGACACTAAAAACCTTCCTCTATTATTTGGAGAAAAAATTACTTCACTATCTTTTATTCCATTCTTCCAACTTAATGAACCTCTTGTAACGTGATGGTCCATAATAATAGAATCATTATAATCTATTTGTTGATATATTCTAGTTAGATTAAATAATGACTGTTTACTTTCATCTCTAAATGCGTGTGATTCAGTTCTTGGAAACTGTCGGTAAAATTCATTTAATGCATCAGCATCATTCTTTAAAGACTCAACTTCATTTTTCCAATAGTTTACTGCACCTTGATAAATTATTTCATTATCAATACCTATCATTTCTTTTTCAGGATTTTCTAAAACCGGCATACCATATCTATCAATAAACCCTTCCATATTCCATTCCATAGGAATAAACAAACTATATAATCCACTTTTAGTTTGACCGTTTGCATTTCGTTTTGTTACATCTGAATCAGTATATAAATTTTTAAAATTACCACCACCTTTTTCTAATGCATTAGATGTGGAACCCATCATACATTTACCTATAATTTTACTACCAAGTCTTAAACAAGTTTTAGTTACTCTCCAATTGTTTAAGATATTATTTGGCTTAATCCATTTACCACTCTCATCGTGTACTAACAATAAAAGTTTTTCCCCGTCATAAGAGTTGTCATCTGTGTTCTTCCAATCAATCGTAGTATCTAATCCATACAACTCATCATCAGTTGTATCATACATATTTTTTTTAGTAATCTTGGCAGCCGGAATCCTAAAAGCTAATTCTGTTTTAGGTTTATCCATACCATCCATAATAGGTTTGAAAAAGAATGGCAATCTACTATTGATTGGAACAACCTTATCAGTAAACATTTTTTTAGCATCTGAACCTGTTTTGGATAGTATGCCAACTCTAGAATCTTTAGCTAAAGTTCCTGTGTTTACGCACTCAGAAGATGACATAAAAGAAAAACCTGAACGTCTTATCTTTAGATAAATCATTCCAAAACTTCTTGTGTCAGCTTTACAAGCTTCCCAATATAAAAACAGTATTCTGTTTGCTTCTCTAAAATCAGGATATCCAATGTCAATACTTGTCCATTGTAGATACATATAGTGTGCTCCTGTTATATAAGTAGGAATACCGTTGGACATAAACCATAACCCTTGTTCCCTTCTATCAAACTCTTCTTCAATATAATCTACCCACCTGTTCTTAAATTCAGAAGTCATTTCATTCCATTGAAATATAGATTGAATTTTTGATAACGCTTTAGGTAACTCCTCACGTTCCCAATATTGTTCTTCTTTTTTTGAGTGTCTTTGAAGACACTTTTTAGGCTCAAGTGGTAAGGCAATTCTTAATCCACTAATATTAATTATATTACCTATCTGACCGTTCTTAGATATTACAACAAAGTTATACTTTGAATCATAGCCGTATTTCCACGTTTTAGCCTTGTTTTTAGACGTTAAAACATTTTTTGGTACTACACCTTCAATTACCGTATATAAGTTATTTAGACCTTCGTTCTGCAAATCCTTGTTTAGTATCAGTTTTGTTTACTCCTTTTTCTAAAGAATCAATAGCCTCTTTCTCAGCTTCAATTCTATTTAATATTTCAAACGCATCAAAGATTGCTAACTTCTTTGTAGCTGCTGCATTCTTTAATCTATCGGCAGATAAATCATCTTCCGGGTCGTGCTTAATAATCGCTTCCTTTGCCACCTTTATCAGTTGTTCCACTGCTCTGTGACCTGCTTCTATTATCTTTAATTTTATTTCTTTTGATTTCATTTTTAATTCTTTTTGATTTTCTAACAGGAATAGGTGAACCATCGTGCTCATTCCATTCATCATTGAAATACATCCAATCCCATTCTCTACTCATTATTTAACTTTTTTAAAAAACAAACTTGTATTAATCTAGCTTTTATTTCGTGTCCAAAGTTTTCGTAAATATTTCGAGAATGATATAAGTGAGATGGAAAAACAACCAACCTATTATATCTCGACCTTAATATACACATTTTTTCTCCTTTGTAATACAAGGTAGTTCCTGCTTTTTCAGGATGTTCTTTATTTAAATAAAGTATAGCAGTAAGGTCCCCCATCATTTCATCAGTATGAATCCAATTAGGTTCTTCTTGATTAAGTGGTGAACGTCTTACAAAATTCAAAGCTGCAGAGTACATTGGGTAATGCTTATGCAAAAACATAACCAACTTATCTACACCTCTACTCATTACACTTTTAAATAAATCTTCCCCTATTTGCACATCCTCAAAACCTATTTGATGTATTTCTTCTACATAAGAATCTACATCTTTTATAACGTCATTGTATATAGAAATATTCATAGTACCATAGTTATTTGATGGTCAAACATTCTATACATCTTACTATCATCTACAGTAAACTCATATTCACTGTTGGGTTTGTAACACACTTTATCTCCTCTTGTAACCCCTTTTGATTTTAAATATTCATTTGGATATTCCATAATACCTACTAAAGGTTCTTCACTAAGTGGTTTGTAAATATAAGAATCTTCTACAGGTGCAGGTTTTACAAAACAAAATCTTCCATATGAATGCCATTCATCATTTCTTTTATACATATAATATTGGTCTTCCTCTACAAAAAATAAATCATCTTTAAAATAACTCTTACCACTTCTTTGCATTCCCTTCATATCATTATAATATTTAAAAACATTATGATGTACTAACAAAATATCTCCCACCTGTATTGGACCTTTATATCCTAGGGGGAGTTCTATTACAATAGCTTCTCTATTTGAGAATCTAAAATCTTCCTGTGATGTGCTTATGATTATATCTAATCCGGAAATTTTTTTTGTATTGTTGTATCGTTTACCTTTTAAAGGTTTTACAATAAAAGAAAAAGGTGATTTCATAATTTAATTTATGAGCCACAACCAATACAATCTATATGAGAATCGGTTGGTTTGACTCCATTTAATTTCATTTCAATATTGTGAGCAGCATCCCTTAGTTCAAGACTTTTTTCCCAAGACAAACTTTCGTCTTGCAGTTCTTTATTTATAAGTGCCAACTCAGAAGTTAACTCTGCTCTTTCTTGAATACTCATTTCTTTTCTATAGAAAATTTATGTTATACTCAATTGATACGGGCATAGAAGATGTAAACTCTTTCCAAACCATTATCTCATCTTCACTAATAATATATATTAATATAGAATCTTTTTCTTCTATATACTTAATAAGATGTATATGATAGTTACCATTAAGAACGGGTTGACCTACAATATAATGCATTGCACCTGATTTGTAATCAGGACCTATTGAAATCTTTCTAATATCCATTACGATAATTTATGAATAGCAATCCACGAACTTGGTGCATCAGGCATAGTTCCCACACCTGTTACTGTTGTTGTTGCTTGTGCTTGAAGATTAGACATTGTTGCAAGTAACTGCATTCTAACATTATCAATTGTAGTTTCTAAAGGAAAACTAACTTCCCAACCTGAAGCTACTGTATCAGATACTTGTTGAATCCAAGTTTGCAAATAAGGAACTCCTCCCAATGTTACCGTAAATGCAGCATATTGAGTTGTAATATCTTGATTAGCAATATTAACACCTATATTAACAATGAACTTTCCGGGAGTATTAAATGTAATATCACCTCCGTTACTAATAGTTACTTCAGGAGTTGTTTGTCCTTTACCAAAAAGTATTACTGTTGATGCACCGGGACTAATTGCTTGATTATTGTTTTCTGCATCTTCAATAACCTTGTTCATTTGGAAAGGTGTACTGTTAACTGTAACTGCACCTAAACCTGAAGGGGGACTAATACTTACATTTGTTCCCGGAACAATTTGAGTTACTCCTCCACCTCCTGAAGAAACTTCCCATTGTGTTGCAACTTCAGAGCCACTAATGCTTTTGACTGCTAGTACTTGAGATTGAAGAGTTGGTAAAGTATCGGGTAATGTAATTGTTTGTGC